TTAGATTGTGGGCAGTGTTTTGGCGGTTTATGACCTACAGTTTTGGCCAATAATGACGGGGCTTTGCTGGCTTTGTAGGCAATGTAGGCTATTAGATTAGTAAAGTTATTAAAATTATATTTGTAGTACTATGGTGTTACAGTTAGCATGTGAGCCGTGCATTTGGCCGCGTTGTCCCAGCGACTTGAAACACATGACCCACATTGCCTACATTGCCTACATTATGCTTTTGATAAGTATCCGCATGGCCACGCGCCACCATGTTGCATAGCATTTTGATAACGATTCCAAAGCATGACCCACATTGCCCACAGTAAGAATGCCGTAAGGTTTGAGGGGGAGGGGGTAGGGCCGACGGCGATGGGCCAACGGTGACGGAGTGTTCGCAAACAATTTTTTTTTTTATTTTTAAATTGCCCACATGACCCACATGATTTACACTGCGCGCATGTTTCACAGTCTTCCATTTGAGCCACGCAAGGTCGTCGCAACCGAAGCGCGGTTAAACAAAATCTACGAAGCCGCCAAGCTCGGCTTGAAGGGCGACGCATTGGCCCTGGCTTCTGGCATGCTGCCATCGGAATATCGGCAACTGTGTGAGCTTGACCCCGTTGCTGACATGGCCGCGCTTAAAGGCAAAGCCGACGGCGAGCTGGAGATGTCCAAGTGTCTGCACAAGGCAGCGACCGAGGGCGACGCCAAAGCGGCGTTGGCAATCCTCCAACACTCACACGGCTGGGTGGCCAAGCAGTCCATCAGCATTGATGTCGACCAGCGCATCAGCATCGTCGGCGCGCTACGCCAAGCCGAGTCACGGGTCATTGATGTGATCGCCAACGAACCAAGTCCAAGGTTAGACCATGCCATTGAACAAACTACTGTCCGAGCCAGTTAACGCGCTGACAGACGCGTATCGCAACTCAGTCGACATGCGAAAACGCTTGTACGGCGAGTCGTTGCTAAAGTCATTTACTGGCCGCACTGATGTGCCTGTCAGTAATTCTGACTTCACACCTAGCGAATTAGCAAACTTGGACAACTTAGTTAAACAACACTACCAGCAAAAGATTGCGTACTTTACGCGGCCAAAAGTTGAACTTTTGCAAGACGCAGCTCAACTAGAAAAAAACGCGCAAGATGATATTAGACGCTCCAATAGGGAAGAAAAACATGGCTTAACCCTGATAACTCCTGAACGATATCGAAATAGAGCGCGGCTACAACTTACGCAAGCGCAACAATTAAGAGAAGCCGCACAAGGAAAGCTACCTACTGATTTTACGTTTGACTATATGGGGTACGGTGAAAGAAATGATAGAAGCGGCGTAAATAGTTTTTCAAACGATCCATCTGGGTGGGCGCAAACATTAGGGCGCTTTAGGTACAAAATAGATCCTGCTACTGGCGCGTATGAAGCGTATGACAAGTATGACTTTAACAATGAGGTGCATAGGTATCAAGCTGAAAATTATTCTGAAATGTCACCCCCAGCAAGAATGGCAAACGCACTAACAAACACTTTACTTGGCGACCCATACTCATTAGGTGAAGCATATCTCAGCGGGTCAAAATCTGTGCCAGTAGCTATTAAAGGCAGAGTTAAGTAAATGCAGAACACTATCTACAGCGCTGAAGACGAACAAGAGTTGATGGCACGGCTGTGGAGTCCAGCCATCAAGGACAACCCGCTGGCGTTTGTAATGTTTGCGTTTCCCTGGGGCGTCAAGGGCACACCGCTGGAAAACTTCCAAGGGCCACGCAAATGGCAACGCGAAGTGCTGCTCGACATTGCCGAGCACATCAAGCTCAACCAGGGCAAGATGGATTTTGACGTATTGCAAGAAGCCATCTCGTCTGGCCGTGGTATTGGCAAGTCGGCCTTAGTGTCATGGATCACGATCTGGATGGTGGCCACACGAATTGGCTCGACGACCATCATTTCGGCCAACTCGGAGTCCCAGCTCAGGTCAATCACCTGGGCCGAGATCACAAAATGGCTGGCGATGTCGATCAACAGCCACTGGTTTGAGGTAAGCGCAACGCGTGTGATGCCAGCCAAGTGGCTAACCGAGCTGGTCGAGCGGGATTTGAAGAAGGGCACACGCTACTGGGGCGTCGAAGGGCGGCTGTGGTCGGCGGAGAACCCCGACGCCTACGCTGGTGTGCACAACTTCGACGGTGTTTTGGTGATTTTTGACGAAGCCAGTGGTATTGACGATTCAATTTGGGCGGTGACGGGTGGTTTTTTCACAGAAAACACGCCAAATCGCTTCTGGATGGCGTTTTCTAACCCCCGCCGCAACACTGGGTACTTCTACGAAGCGTTTAACAGTAAACGTGAGTTCTGGCGCACAAAAGTGGTGGACGCCCGCACGGTCGAGGGTACCGACAAGGCGGTGTATCAGCGCATCATCGACGAATATGGGCCAGATTCAAGCCAAGCGCACGTCGAGGTGTATGGTCAGTTCCCCAACGCAGGGGATGACCAGTTCATTGGGGCCGACATTGTGGACGACGCCATGAAGCGGACGAAATACCAAGACCAGTCAGCGCCAATAGTGATCGGCGTAGACCCCGCACGGTTCGGAGCGGACGCAACGGTCATCGCGGTGCGGCAGGGGCGGGATATTGTCAAGATCATGCGGCACAGGGGCGACGACACCATGACGGTGGTGGGGCACGTGATTGAGGCGATTGAAGAGTTCAAGCCTACGCTGGTCGTGATCGACGAGGGTGGGTTGGGTGCTGGGATTGTGGATCGGCTGAAAGAGCAGCGGTACAAAATCAAGGGCGTGAACTTTGGAAACAAGGCCAAGAACCCGATCATGTACGGTAATATGAGGGCTCAGATGTGGGGCGACATGAGGGAGTGGCTGAAATCTGCTAGCATACCCAACGACAGGTTCTTGAAGACGGACTTGATTTCGCCTATGATGAAGCCTGATTCACGTGGAACAATTTTTCTAGAAAGCAAAAAGGATATGAAGGCTCGCGGTCTTGCCTCTCCTGACGCTGCTGACGCAATAGCGGTGACTTTTGCTTTCCCTGTTGCTCACCGTGAGTATGTCGAACCTAAACGCCGCGCGGCCAACTACGGCAGCGCAGTCTCTACAGGATGGATGGGCGCATGACAAAGAAATCAGTATCCTTAAGCGTTGGGCGCGGCGAGAAACTGCCGGTAAGCAAAGGTGCTGGGTTAACTGAGAAGGGCCGCGCTAAGTACAACGCCGCGACGGGCTCTAACCTCAAAGCGCCAGCACCCAATCCTAAGACTGAAGCAGATAAAGGCCGCAAGGCTTCGTTTTGTGCAAGAATGGGCGCAGTAGCTGCGAACGCCAAAGATGGCGAACGCGCCAAAGCGGCTCTTAAACGATGGAAGTGCTGATCATGGCTACCAAACCTGGACTCTACGCAAACATCCACGCCAAGCAAGCGCGTATCAAAGCGGGCTCTGGCGAGAAGATGAACAAGCCTGGCAACAAGAATGCGCCAACGGCCAAAGATTTCAAAGAGTCTGCTAAAACAGCGAAGAAGAAATAACATGCCACTCGTTAAATCCAAAACACCCGAAGCATTCCGCAAGAACATCAAGGCCGAAGTTGCTGCTGGCAAGCCAGTCAAGCAGGCCGTGGCAATCGCTTACGCTGTCAAACGCGAAGCAGAAAAGAAGAAAAAATAATGGCTGATTACACAGGCATCGCCGCAGCCGGTGCTGTGGCCAACGGTGGCAAGCAAAAGGACACAACCTCCAGTGTCTTGGCGACTGCCCGCTCACGTTTGGACATGGCTATTGCTGCTTTGTCTGAATCGCGTGAAGATGAGATTGACGACTTGAAGTTCTACGCAGGTTCGCCCGACAACCACTGGCAGTGGCCAGCGGATGTGTTGGCCACCCGTGGCGCTGTGCAGGGCCAGACGATCAACGCCAGACCGTGCTTGACGGTTAACAAGCTGCCCCAGCATGTAAGGCAGGTGACCAATGACCAAAGGCAAAACCGCCCAAGTGGCA